TCCGCATAGCATGTGGACCGTGGTCCCGAAGTCGTTTAAGACCTTTAGGGGGATCGACATCCAGGCTGGCCTGAACGTATATGGTCAGTTAGGTGTTGGTCGGTTCCTCAAAGAGCGTTTGATGCGCTTCGGGTGCGACCTGAAGAAAGGCTGGCGGCTTAACAACCGTCTTGCCCGACTGGCAGTTGAAAGACTGCTGGCTACAATTGATCTAGAAGCTGCTAGCGATAGTATTGCCTATAGGTTGGTTAAGGCCCTGGTCTCGGCCGAGTGGTTTGAGCTACTGGAACTTTTTCGTCATGACATGACGGAGATCGAAGGAATCGGTCCCGTACGTCTAGAGAAGTTCAGTGCCATGGGTTGTGGATTCACGTTTGAGCTCGAAAGCATCATTTTTCTGGCGATAGCCAGGGCGATCGTGCCTAAGAGCGAGTGGTCCCAAGTCGCGGTATTCGGGGATGACATCATTGTCCCCCAAAGGTATGCGAAGGACTTACTAGCCGGTTTGGAGCTCCTCGGCTTCAAAGCGAACCAAGAAAAGAGCTTCCTTGGCGGGAAGTTCTACGAGTCGTGCGGAGGCCACTACTATACCGATCCGGAAGGAAAGGTTTGGGACGTGACTCCGTTCAATCTCACAGGTGCATCTCCGGGTGTGCCTTACCTCCTGACGATGGCTAACCATCTACGTCTGTGGATGGACAGGACCGGGTGCGTCAACCCGCAGCTTCAACAGCTGTGGTACGACTGCATTGACCGGCTCAGCCCCGTTTGGTCGAAGACCAGTGTCCCGCCCCAGTTCGGGGTAAACAATGGTGTGATCAGGGGTCGCTTTGACAACGACTTCTTTGGTCCAACTTCGGCGAGTTTGGGGAAGCTAAACCACGCAACGCGAGAGCAATGCGGGGTTAAAATACCCGAAATCGAAGGGACGTGGGATGGGAGATGGGCGCGTGCGATAAGCATGAAGCTTAAAACGCGTTCTTGCACTACCCCTGCTGAAAGGCGGGGTTTTGTACTGGCCCATCTGGCGACGGCGGAGCGTGGGTTGCAGCCTCTCCATAAGCTGCTTCAGGACTGGGGCCATCATGGCACCTCGTCTCGTCTCGCTCTAGTACCCGATGACCTAAGGGAGGACGCACTGGGTTTCAATACCCAGGGCCAAGCCACCTATGGTCAAATTCCTCTAAAGGGAATTTACGGGTCGCCTAAGAGGGTCTGGTCTTTCGTTGGATACGACTGGCCGGACGTCGTTGCTGCCATATTCTAATAACAGGCAACGACAGCGGTGCCCCGTGAAGGGGTCTGTATGATGGATGGTAGACGGTCAGACCGTCCCAGCCTCTTTTCGTCGCG